TATAATAATCCCTATGGCAGGCGTGTTGCATCGAGCGTTTTCTGGCCTGTTACTTTTAAGCGTGGCGGTATGCAGTTCTGGCTTGAATTCATTGAGAAATACGGTGGTGTACTTATGTATCTTCTTACTCATGAAAAAGACGAGGGCAGGAAAAGACAAAAACTTAATATGCTTGACGATATGGTAAGAACAGCTGTCGGCGTATATGAAACTGGTGATGAGTTAAAAATAGTAGATGTAAATAAAACAGGGAGTTCTGATACATTTATATCAATGTTAAATTTTATGAATGCTGAAATCTCAAAGGCTGTTGTAGGTCAAACACTTACAACAGAACAGGGAGAACGAGGTGCAAGAAGCCTTGGAGAAGTGCATTTTGAAGTACAAAACGAGATTATTGAAAAAGATATAAAGAGAGAGATATTGGTTTTTAATAAGATTATTAGAGAGATTGTCTCTCTTAATTTTGATACGACAGTATTTCCTCAGTATTCTGTTGAAAGGGATTATTTGAAAGATGAGAAAGCAAAAAGAGATTCTGAACTTAAAAATCAGGGCGTTATATTTAAAAAGTCTTATTTCATTAAGAACTATGGCTTTGATGAAGAGGATATAGATGTAATACAGCCTGATTTACCTCTTCAACAAGAGGAATTTTCAGAAGGGATTAAAAAAAAAAGAGTAGAGGAAATTAGCTTTGCGGAAAATGATATTGAGAAGTTTATTGAAGAAGATAAAGCTGTTGAAAAGCTATATAAAGACACTTTAAACGATTTTAAAGGTATTTTTGAAGGGTTGTTTAAAAGACTTAAAGAAGTTATTAGTGCTTCTGAAGATTATGAAGAAGCTATAGAAAAGGTCTTGAAAACAATAGAAATAGATGAAGGTTATAGGACTGAGGTTAGTAAGGTTGCTGAAGCCTTCGTAGAAGCTGACCTGCTTGGAAGGCTTGCGGCAAAAGAACAGATGCTTACAACGAAAACTAAAGAATTTTCAGAGGACGAGATTGAATTTTTAAAAAATAAGCTAAAGATGAAAAAAGAACTTTTTGACCAGCTGCCAGAAAAGTATAAAAACTACGCATTTACCGTTGCAGGGATGGAGACAGAGGCACAGATTGAATCTGTTTTGCAAAGCATTGTAGAAGCGAGGGAAAATGGACGGGGTTTTAAGGACTGGAAGAAAAGTATGCTTGAAAAAGGATTTAAAGTTAGAGATGTAGTTTACTGGCAGAATGTAAGAAGTGCTCATGCCGCTGGTAAATACCAGGAAATGATGGAGGACGCAAAAGAAGGAGTTGCTGAATACTGGCAGTATGTTGCAGTGATGGATCAGAGCACAAGACCAGCTCATGCTGCTTTGAATGGTTTAATTAGACGATATGATGATCCTTTCTGGGATACAAACTATCCACCAAATGGATACAATTGCAGATGCACTGTAAGAAGTCTTTCAAAAGAATATCTCAAGGCACACGGTTATGACATAAACAAAATTGGAAGTGGTATGCCAGACTGGAATGAAATAACTACAAACAATAAGGATAACGAGATATTTAATACACAGATAAGTCAAAAGCTTAATCAATTTGATAAAGATGGAAAATTGTATCTCAAACCTGATCCCGGTTTTGAGAACAATGTTGGGAAGGATTTATACAAATGGGTGGAGAATAAGAATGCAGTAATAAGGGTAGATAATTGGAAATCTCTCTCTGATGTAAAAAATAATCTTCGTGAGCTATTAAAAGATATACCAGGAGTAAAAAAAGAACTTTTTAATGGTTCAGAAAGTGACGCAATAAAATTCTTACAGAATGTATTTAATAAAGGTGCTTTGATAGATAAAAAAGGAATGGTTGTTTATCTTGGAGAGGATGAAATTAAAAGATTTGTCAATTATCTTTCTAAAAAGAAGGATCAGAATAGACTTGAATATATTTCTTTTTTAAAAGAACTTGTTGAAAATCCCGATCTTATTGTTTTTAATATTTATACTGCAACAAGTAAGCTAAAAATAGCTGGAAAAATAAAGATAAGCAGAAATTATGTCAAAAAGATCAATAATAAATATATTGTTTTTGCTACTAATTATACAAACGAATATCCCAGATATACAGGTTGGACATTATATGAAACAGACGAATTAAGAGGAGAAGTAGTTTATAAAGGAGAAAAATAAAAACGGATTTTACGGCTATCGGTTTTTGCTCCGATAGCCGGATGCTCGACAGGTGCGAAGATAAGCAAAATGCTCCTGTCCAGCTAATATTATTATCGCACAAAATTTGAAAAAAGTCAAGTAAAAATAAAAAAAAAATAAAAAAAATAAAAATAAAAGGAGGAGATATGGTAAAAAATCTTTTAGATGGATGGATAGAAGTTTTTAAAGCAGGGAAACATATTGATTCAGGTGGACAGATGCATGAATTCACAAAAGAAGATGTAAAACAACTTGCCGAGACATTTAATCCTGCTAAATATAGGGTTCCAGTGGTTGTTGGTCATCCGAAAACAGATAGCCCGGCTTTTGGCTGGGTAGAAGAAGTAAAAGAGAAGAATGGTTCTTTGTTTGTTAGGCTGGGAAATATTGTAAATGAGTTTAAAGAAGCTGTTAATAAAGGTCTGTATCGTGAAAGGAGTGTTGCATTATATACTCCAGATAGTCCCTATAATCCAGAAAAAGGTAAATGGACACTAAAGCATATAGGGTTTTTAGGAGCTGCAGCACCTGCTGTGAAGGGGCTTGCTCCTTTGGGTGTGGGTTTTGCAGACGATGTAAAATCACTTGAGTTTAAGTTTTCAGAGTCTGACTGGAAAATTGTTACGATTGGCGGAATTTTTAGGAGGTTGAGGGAATGGCTTATTGAAAAATTTGGACAGGAGACTGCTGACGCTGTTGTTGAGGACTGGGAAATAGAAAGTCTTAGACAACCGCCTGAACCTGAAGTAGTAGATAATACAGATAATGAAGAATTTTCAGAAAAAATAAAGGAGGAAATAACTATGTCAGAAAAAGAAGAACTTGAGAAACTTAAAGAAGAGCTTAAGAAAAAAGAACAAATTATAGCTGAACAGGAAGCAAAATTAAAGGCTTTTAGCGAAGCTGAGATGGAAAGAAAAGCAAATGAAAAGAAGCAAAAGATATTAAACTTTGCTGAAAGTCTTATTAAATCCGGGAAAATGCTTCCAAAGTTCAAAGACGACTTTGTCGCACTTGCAAGCGAGCTTGACGCTGAAAAGGAAATTAATTTCAGCGAAGGTAAAAAGAGTGCACTTGATGGATTGTTTAGCTTATTTGAGCAGATTCCAGAAGGGGCTGTTGTAGATGTTTCTGGAAAGGATAAGTACACAAAAACAAGATCGAAAGAAACAGTTGATTTTTCTGAAGACAACAAGGCAGAGTTGGATAAGAAAATAAGGGCATACGCAAAAGAACATAATATTACTTATGTTGAAGCTCTGGAAATTTTATTAAATCAAAATAAGGAGGAAAGTTATGTTTAAAAGTGTATTAACTGATAGTGTTATTGCTGCTTCGGACATAGCACCTAACAGGTTTGTAGGTGTTAATGGAGACCTTGGCGGTAATTATGGTGTTACCCTTTATGGGGGTGAGGCAAACAGACCAATTGATGTAGTTGTTTTAGGAATTGCAGAGGTAGAGGTTGCTAGTGAGGAAACTATACAAGCTGGTGATCTTGTAAAATCTGATACGGAAGGTAAAGCAGTCAAGGATAATACAAGTGGCATTTATTTAGCTCGAACAGGTGGAACTGCTGGTGAACTTATTGAAGTATTAATAAGATAGGAGGATAAAAATGAGTAGACAGAGACTTTTAAGAGGAAATATTGATCCGGTACTTACAAATGTTGCTATTTCATATAAGTTTCCTGAAAATGCTGGATTTTCTCTCTTTCCTGTTATTCCACACGAAAGAAGTGATGGAAAGATAGCTGTTTTTGGAAAAGAGAGTTTCAGACTTGTTGATGCAAATAGAGCAATGGGTGCAACTACCAAGCGTGTAAGCTATGCAGTTGAATATGTTCCTGTAAGTCTTGATAGGAAATCCCTAGCAAGTGGTGTTGACAGGGATGAATATTCAGAAGCCGTAGACCCAGTAGCAAAAAAGCTTTTGTTACAGAAGAGCAGGGTTAATATGCTTATGGGACAGATGGGGATTGAAATTGAAAACATGCAGGCAACACTTGCACAAAATCCTGCAAAATATCCTGAAGATCATAAGATTCAGCTTGATGGAACGGAAAACAAAAAGATTTCTAATCCAGATTCGGATCCAATTGGATATTTTGATGAAGCAAAAGAGATAATAAGGGAAAGTATAGGTCTTGAACCAAATACATGTCTTATCTCTGCGAATGTATGGACAAAATTAAAAAGACATCCGAAAATGCTTGCACAAGTTCCTGTTTCTAAGGTGCAGACCCTTACTACAGAAACATTACAGGAGATTCTTGAAATTCCTAATATTGTAATTGCCAGAAGTGTATATTCTCCTAACGGGAAAGTATTTAAGGATATATGGAGCAAAACCATTATTTTTGCTTATGTTCCAGAAAATCCAGAATCTACTGAAGAACCAGCTTTTGGCTATAGTCCAAGAAAGCCTGATTATCCATTTGTTGAAAGCTGGTATGAGGATGATTCGACAAGTGATATTGTTAGAGTCGAAGATTATATCGGCGTCCATTTTGCATGCCCAGAGGCGGGTTATTTAATATATGATGCAGTTTAGATAATAATTTTGCAGATAGGCAGAGTGTCGCCTATCTGCTGTCTTTATAGAAGAGGTATAATATGTATTGTTCAAAAGAAGATGTGTATGCACAAATAGAGCAAAGAATTGTAAAAAGTTATGCTTCAAATAGCGGTGAAACGGGGAATGAATGGGAAATAAGGCTTGAAAATATGATAGCTCAGGCAACTGATGAAATAAATGGCTATATTCGTGGTCGTTATCAAACTCCATTAAATCCTGTACCAGGGTTTATTAAAGACCTTTGTGTTAGGATTGTAAAATACAAGCTTATTTCACGCAAGGGCTATGCTCCAAATAGTCCTGAAGAAGGGATTGCAAAGGATTATCAGGGAGTGATTAAAACACTGGAAAAAATAAGAGATGGGGATGTTGATATTGGGATAAGCCTTTCTGAAACAGAAAGCACTCCATCGGCAAAAGCTATTTATCGAACAGAA